CCCAGATAGGGGTTCTATACCAACGGGTTGGCACCCGTGGTGCTCCAAGAAAGGAGGCGATGAGCCTGCCGAAAGTCATAGTACACCCAGCGATGCTGGGGCAATATGGTGGAAGTGTTTCACTTCCCACACCTTCCGCATTGGCACATCACTTCGTCTGTCTTGGTGTTCCATACCGCTTGTCTCGTGAACTGGCCTACCACTTCTTCAAGTGGTACCGGTCCATGGGGCCTGAAGGGTTTAATAAGAGGATCAAAGATCTTCTTACTGAACTCCTCAGTGGTTCGAAGGCTCCTTGGTTCAAGCGCATACATAGTATGTCTTGGGTCTTATGGAAACTTCGTACCTTGCCTTTACGAGTCCGAGTTCGAGTGTTACGAGTCAATACGTTTATAACGTTAAGACAAGTAACTAAGTCCCAGGAACGCAAATTCCTTGGATCTTTGAGGGCTCCCAATGTTGACGTAAGTCACCATCAAGAGTTCCTCTTCTCGAAAGATATCCGTGATGTAACTGTAAAACGTTACATCCCCCCTAGCTTTGATGACTATGTCACAATGCTTGGTAAGGAAAAGAACCTGCCAAGGTTACTTTCCAACGGACGTCTTGAAACAATCAAGGGAAATGTGGATTTCAGTCTTTATGACTTCCACACCTACCAAGAAAGTTTCTATCGGATGGGATTCCGAAGTGTTCTATCCCGTCTCTCAGGAGTCCATGACTTCTTTGGGGCGATGGTAGAACCTACAGACCTTCCTATTGGTCGGGTTTCCCCGATCCAAGAAAGAGGCTGTAAACTTCGAGCAGTGGCAAACCCTGTTCCTTTCTATCAATGGGCACTTAAACCATTGGGAGATGCCCTGTTTGACATTCTCAAACAGCTCCCAAATGACTATACCCATGATCAAGAAAGGGCGCTGCCTGTTATCCAGAAATGGATCCGCTCAAACAACAAGCAGGTCCACAACGAGACGTCGCTGGTGCAAACTCCTAAGTCCCTGCATGCAGTAGACCTGAGTGATGCGACCAACTTGTTCCCGCTGGATTACCAACTATCTGTTTTGCGACAGGTGTTGGGCCCAGAGTATGAGGAACAAATCCTCATATTTGAGCAAGCAGCCAGAGGTAAGTGGGAACTATCATCTGGTTTCCATACCAGAGGATATGTCAGCTGGACAAAAGGTCAACCGTTAGGTTTGTACCCTAGTTTCGCTGCGTTCGCACTTAGCCACTATTCCCTGTTGGATGGATTAAAGCACCAATTCGGAGGTGAGTTCTGCCTTGTTGGCGACGATGTCGTCATACTCGGAGATGAACTACACCAAGCATACCTTTCTGCTCTCGATGATATGCAAATTGCATATTCGCGAGAAAAGTCCATGTCGTCGTATGAAATGACCGAGTTTGTCGGTACTATCATTCGAGGCAGTGGATGGTTCAAGAAAGGAAAAGAAGGTTCTCTTGATGCCGATAGCATTCTTTCAAGAATGATTAAGCATGGAGAACATGAATACCGGTATTTCCGGAACTTCATTAACACATTTGATGTGTCTTCTCTTCCCACTTGGAGGCAGAAAACGGTAGTTAAGGCTCTCTTTGCTTATGACGCGTTGCCGACCTTCCTTGGAGGGTCTGGACGCTTCACAGGCATCGATGTCAAGGATCTTATACCTGATGATAGGGAAGTAATTCTCTATAAACAGCATAATTTCCGAGGCATGCCTTTTGCTTTTGCATCCGAATTGCTTGAGAAGCTAAAGATGAGCCTGCCTCCCTTGTGGAGAAACTGGCCACTTCAGCATCTTGCACCTAGTACTCTTCGGTCTTCCGAAGGTATCAGTGCTATTCCTACCATATCCCGTAAGGGTAGCGGTAAGAACTCCGTAGATAACGTTGTGAGGCTAGCGGGTAGTGAGGTCTTCGAAGACTGGACTTCGAAAACCTACTCCCTACAGTCTCTTTCGCGTTAGCGAGGAGATTGAAAAGGTTGGGGAGCG